GCCCACATCCTTGGCGTACCCGAGGGTTAAGTTTTACAACTGACGGGATTGCCGGCACCGCTGGCTATGTGTAACACTATGGGCAGGGGGCGAGAGCTTCCTGCCCTGTTTCTGTATTAGAGGACTATGGACACCCACACCAGCCTGCACACCAAGCTGGACAACAGCAAGCTCAGCGAGTACTACTTCGCAACCCGCTGGGCCATCACCAGCATCAAAGAACGCATCGCAAACACCGAGAAGTACGGTCTCAGCGCCAGTTACGACAGGCACCAGCTGGAACGCTTGGAGGACATGGAGCAATGGCTCAAGATGAGCTGGGACACGTGGATGGAGCAGTTGACCGGCCATCGTGTTGAGGAGGTGAGCCGTGGCTGATGTTCTCGAAGTGTTGGACCTTTCTTTTGGGGTGGATGGGACGTGCCATGTCGAGGCCCTGGTCGATGATGTGGTCGTGGTGCATCCGCCCACCATGGAAGAGCCGGCCGAATGGGGGCCTGCCGTGTGCCGAGGCTCCTTCTACTTTTGTGATGAAGACGTAATTCCAGCTACCGATGCAGGACTCCGGCGCATGTTCGAGGACCGAATCGAGAACTGGGAGGTGGTGGACCAGTCCGATCTCTACGACTTTGGCGAGGACGACGCGGAATGAGGACGATTACGACGACTGGGGCTACGGCACGGAGCCGATACCGGGCGACTCGACGTGGGTCGCCCCACGCAACCTCTGTCAGCTTCATCGGCGAGTTTCTGACACTCTTGCCGCTGCTGACACTGTTACGCCTGACCGCCTAGCCGCCCTGGCGCTCTTCGAGATTCTCAGTGTCCCAGCTGAGACTCTTATTGCGATTCAACGGGCTTATGCCAAACAGGCTGATTGAGTACTACACTGCACAACGTTCAACCAACTCTCATGCTCACTCTTCTCTCTGACAAAGAAACCCACGATCTGCTGACCAATATCCAGGCAGCGTCTGACATCATTCAGAACCTGACGCGGATCGTCGGCTGCGCCCAGACCGTCACCCTCGAACTGGAGCAAAAAACTCCGGAAACCGTCAAAACCGTCAAGCAGCCCCAGTCTCAAACTAAGACTCGTGTGTCTCGCCGCAAGAAGCGGGAGATGCTGCGTGAGGCAGATGTGCGGGAGATCAAGCGCATCTTGATCGCCAAGGAGTTATCTGCAGTCAAGCTGGCTAAGCGGTACGGGGTGCATCCCACCACGATCAACTGCATCAAGTACGGCAAGACCTGGAAACATGTCGAGCCGGCTGTATCCAACGTTGTCACGCTCCATAGCTGATGATTTTGTGTGATTCGCAAATTGCGGCCCTGTGCAAACAGGGCCTTGTCGATCAGTACGACCCAGCACTGGTAAATCCCTGTTCGCTGGATGTACGACTGGGGCCGACGATCTTGTTTGAGACTCAGCTTGCGACTGAGTTCCAGCAGGTCAGCATCGGGGACACCAGTCAGGAGTCGCCGTACTTCATGGCGCCGGGTGAGTTTTTGCTTGCGGCAACACTGGAGCGCATCACGGTGCCTGATGACTGCGCGGTGCAGTTCATGCTCAAGTCTTCCCGTGCCAGGGAAGGGATTGAGCACAGCTTGGCCGGATTTGCAGACAGCGGATTTTCCGGGATCTTGACACTGGAGCTGAGCAACATCAGGCGGTTCCATCCGATTCCGATTTGGCATGGGATGCGCATTGGGCAGCTCGTAGTTCACCGCTTAGCAGAAGTACCGCAACTTACTTATGCAGCGCGTGGGCACTACCAAAACGACGGCACTGTTCAACAATCCAAGGGGTATTTTCAGTGAACGATCCAGTCAACCATCCCACGCATTACGCCAGTGGGATGCGTCAATTTGAGGTGATTGACAAAATTGAGGATGCTGTGCAGTTTGCGCCAGATCCCGTTTTGGGAGGTTTGCAGTGGCAGGTGCTTAAGTATGTTGAGCGCTGCTGGTGTAAAGATGATCCACGGCAGGATTTGATGAAGGCTCGTTGGTATCTAGAGCGCTTGATTGCAAAGTTGCCGGATGACGATGACTGATCTCTCCCCCGCCGCGCAGAGGGTGCTGGATGCCGCTAATGCTTCCGCAACTAATGCGTGGTCTGATGCCACTCACCAACGTTTTAGATCTGGTATAGCCGCCGCCCTGCGAGCTGCTGCGGATCAGGTGCAGATGAACACGCCATTAGGTGACACCGACGCTGATGCAGGCGTGTTCGCCGCACATCACGCCATTCGCGCTCATTTTCTCGCCATTGCCGCCGAGCTGGAGGGCAATGCCTAGCCCGCGCATACCAACGCAGCGCGGTCGTAACTTCACGGTCAACATTCGCATGAGCCGCGAGGAGATCGAAGCTGCACGCAAACTTGGCGGCGGCAATATCAGCCAGGGCTTCCGTCATGCCATTCGCTATGCGACGGATCGTGATATGAAGCCGGTGACGCTTACAACGCTGCTGCGTTCGGCTGCAGTGCTGGCCCAAGACCTGGAGGACACCTGCAAGCAGTTTCGGTCTGATGCAATGTCCAATGTACGCAACCGTGTTTCAACAAAAAATGCTTAGAAAACAAAAAGATCCGCGCTTTATGAACGGCGACCGTGTAGCTGAGAAGCCCAAGAAACGCATGGTGCTGACTTACAGCGCCGAGACCAAGCAGCGGATCCAGCCGTTCTTTACGCAGCGGTATGGCACCGTGATGGCTACCATCTACCGCACCAATGCGCGGGGCTCACGGGTGCCTTACGTTGCTGTGCTATGGGACGGCTCCAAGACCCAGTCGTTTCACACGCAGAATCGGCTTTGCTTGGAGCGTGATCTGGCTGCCGAGGTTGCCGCGTACAACGCAGCAGGCGAGTAGTTATGCCCGCTGTGCATACGCCTTGCCCGGAGTGCTCCAGCAAGATGAGCTACGTGCTAATGACCAACCAGGATCCGGATGGGCGGATTGTCCGGCGGCGGGTTTGCCGCGCCTGCGGGCACAAGTGGTACACGCTCCAGTGGGCGGAAGAGCTGATCTCGCCCTACCAGCTGCGGTGGGAAGGCAAAAAGCCCTACCTGCGAGTGTGAAGATTTACAACAGCCCGGCGGTGCAAAGCGGTTGTTGTGTAGTACAGTAAGTGAGTTGTCGCCCCACCTGAGGCCTCCATGTCTGACTTTTACAAGGTTTCCACGCTTGTCGCTGAGTTCAAAAGCAAGCTGGATGTCATCATCAAGCGGGATGGCTCCCGGCATCAGATGGATGCACACATCCCGATGGATGTGATGAACCTTCTTGAGGATGAACTCCAGCCGATTCTCAAAGATCTCATTGCCGCAATCGAATGGGAGCCTGGCGACGAAGATCTCTGCCCTGCTGAGCCGCCGATCACTGTGGCCGAGATGCACCAGGCGGCTTGGGTACAGCATGTGCAAATGCACAGCTGAGACGGTTTTTGATGCAAATGCACGTTTGAGGCACTGAACAATGCGTTTTTTACAAGGGATCGAGCACCTTCGGTCGCTCGCCAATGCCACGACTGTGGCGTTTGACTGTGAGACGACTGGGCTCCAGCCGACATTCGGCGGGTTGCGGTTATTGCAGTTAGCCGCGCTGGATCGGGATCCGGTGGTCATTGACTGCTGGGAGCTGGAGGATCACCAGTGGGTGGACATCGAGGAGTTCTTTGCGCAGAAGCGTTACTGGCTGGCGCACAATGCGGTGTTCGACTTGGGTTGGCTGCAGGAGCACGAGATCTATCCCAATGGGGAGGTCTTGTGCACCATGCTGGCTAGCCGGATCCTTACCAATGGACAGCCGAACGTAAAGCACGGTCTGCAGACTGTTGTAAAACGTTATCTGAAGGAGGAGATCTCTAAGGAAGAGCAGAAGAGTGACTGGTCGGGCGATTTGACCCAAGGACAGCTGGAATACGCGGCGAAGGACGTGCAGCTGTTGATCCAGATGGATGGGCCGATTAACCAGCGGATGGCAGAGGCGAATCTGCATCGGGCTTGGTTTTTGGAGTGTCGGGCGTTGCCGGCGATGGCGCAGCTTTGGCGAACCGGCCTGCCGTTTGATCGCAACGGATTAGAAACGCTCCAGCGTGAGCTGACGCTTCAGCATCGGACGCGAGGTGAGGAGTTTCTGGTTGCTTTGGATCAGGCATTGCCGGAAGACAAGAAACTGCCGAGGTTTGCTGATGGGCGTCTAAACACCAACGCCAAGGCCACTGGAACAGCACGGGGTGGCGATCGGGTTGAGGCAGGTTTCAACCTGAACAGCCCCAAGCAATTGCTGGATGTCTTTACTGCATTACTCGGTAATGCACCAGTGACGGCAGATGGGAAGCCCAGTGCCAGCAAGCTGGTGTTGCGTGAGTACGTGGCTGATCATCCTGTGGTTGCGGATTACCTGGCCTGGAAGCGGATTGAGAAGCGGCGCCAGATGGTCGAATCGCTCTTGAAGCACCTGGGTGCCAGTGGCTACATCAAGGCTAGTTACCTCCAGTTGGGGGCTGACACAGGGCGCATGAGTTGCATGAGTCCCAACCTGCAGCAAATTCCAAGAGATTCAAGGTTTAGGGAGTGCGTCAAGGCGCCAGATGGATGGAGACTGGTAGTGGCGGATTACGCGCAGATGGAGTTGAGGCTGGCGGCAGCCGAAGCTCAGGATGAGCTGATGATCCAAGCGTTCCAGGCTGGGACGGACTTGCACACACTGACAGCAATGCAGATTTATGGCGTTTCAGCAGATGAAGTCACAAAAGATCAGCGCCAAGTTAGTAAATCAGCCAACTTCGGATTGTTATATGGAAGCGGTGCAAAAGGACTCAGAAACTATGCAGCTGGCATGGGCATACAAATGGATATTACTGAAGCGGAAAACGTGCGGAAAAAGTTCCACGCTGCTTATAAAGGGATCAGCAAATGGCAGCGTGAAAATGCTGCAGCTGCTAATGCGGCTAAAGGAGATGCCGCGATCAAGATTCGTCACTCCGGGTTGCGGAGGCTTCTTTACGGCGATCACAATTCGCTCACGATTCGCTGCAACACTCCAATCCAAGGGGCTGGTGCGGCGGTGCTTAAGCGCACGCTCGGTAAGTTGTGGCCGCTGCTCCAGGCAGACGGGGAGGAAGTTGTGCGCCTAGCCGGCGTCGTGCACGACGAAATTATCTTGCTGGTGCGTGAAGAACATGCCGATATCTGGGCGCATCAGTTGAAGGCAACGATGGAAGAGGCCGAAGCTGAGTGGTTGGATGATGTGCCGCCGCTTGCAGATGCCAATATCGGCATGACTTGGGCGGAGGCAAAATGAAGTACGCACCTTGTAATTATGTGGCGTTGTTGCGGACGCCTGGCGGGCTTCTCCAGAAAGCCACGATCATGGCAGACAGCATGACCCATGCGCATCACACCATCCGGGAGTTGTGGCCGGGTTTGCGGATGGTCAGACTCACTAAGGAAGGTGACTGGTGACGTAGTGCCGAAAACTGGTCGGGAATTGGTGCTCCAGTGGCTCTATGACGAGATTAAGCGGGCAAAAACCGCTGATCTCCATAGGGCTGCTGCCTTTTTGGAGTGGGCACGTGGTATCCGGGCTGGTTGTGCCAAGCAAAGGGGTGGGGCGCGGACGGCGCAGGCTAATGGCTGGCGCAAGTACGTGGACGCCCCAGTGCGTTGGTAGTGCTATTGTGTAGCAGAGTAGACGGTTTGCTATGCCCCTGCAGCACGGACGGAAGCTGTATTGCCAGTTGCTGGTCGACCAGCATCGGTATCAGCTGCTGGAGAGGTTGGCCGCAAAGGAAGGCAAGCGCACAACGGCGCTGATGCGGGAAATGGTGTACACCATGCTGGAGAAAGCTGTGTCGGTGTCGGACTACAAGGCGGCTGAAGCGGCGGATCGTGCAGCATGGGCAGACTCGGTAAAGCGGCGGGTAGAAGGGCGCCAGCGCTCCAAGCAAGAGACGCAAGTAGACGCATGAGACTTAGTTGTAAATCGTTGTAAGTCTGACTTGGGGTGGGGTCGGCGGTTAGGCTTGCACAGTAGTCTCGCGGGAGTTCCGTGACGCGCTTTGTTTTGAAGGTTGGATCCCAGTTCGTTGCGGCGGTTTACTCGTCAAACGAGTGGATGGCTTTTACTCAGAATCCTGATGACGCTTGTTCTTGGGTTACTTACGAGCGGGCTATCAGTGCTGCTCGAATTGTTTGTCGGCGCTGCAATAGCGAGGTTTTTGTGCACACTGTTGAAGAGCCCGCCTACCCGAAAAGCTGGAGCGCCTGCCGTGCTTGAAGGTAAAAAGCTCGACTACTTCGAGTTGCAGATCTGGTTGCCAGGGCAGGGGCCGCTGCGGGATATGATCCGCGCAGAGTCCTTGAGGCAGGCGTTAGCCTTTGCTCGGAACCGCTACCCAGGTTGCTTGGTGGAAGTTCCAGAGACGCCGGCTAAACTCAGGCCGCTGTCCAAGTCGTACAACGGCGCCGAAAGCGAGCGCCTGCGCAAACTCAAGGCACTCAAAAATGAAAGAAACTGAACAGGCTGTGCTGGAAATTAAAGTGCAAGATGCACGCCAGCGGTTTTTAGACAAGTTGTTCTTTATGGATGGCCGTGATAACCCGGAGCATCCACTACATGCCACCTACACCGGGTTGTACGAGCAGTACGCTGAAAAGCTCCAGCACGATTAAGCGGAGTCGCGATCGAGGCCGCAAATTTCCGAAAGGTTGTTAGCGGCTTCTTTTATCGCCCACCTGCATTTGGTGCGCTCCATGTGATACAGGGTGTTCAAAAGCAGTGCGGCCTCGAATAAGCCGTTCCAGTCCTTTTCGGTGTAACGCTGTCTGAGCCAGTGGTCGTGCTTCGCCTGGTCGAAGGCGTTTTCTGGTGTTTGCTCCAGTGGGTTCATGGTCACATCGGGCGGATTTTCAGATACCAGCCGCTGTCGGGACCGTCAACGAGCCAGCGAGGAAGCCAGTTTTTTCGGGAGTATGCCACGCCGGCGCCTCCTTTGTTGCTTATATAGCCACCATTCACCAAATCGGCATCGCCATTTGGGTCGTTGTGCAGGAAGTGGGTCGGGGTGAAGCCGATCACCACGCTCCAGTGGCCTGAACCAGTGGGTTTGTTGACTGGGCCGCGATGGAGCCAGCCCACTGGGGTGGGGTAGCCCATGCGGATTTCGGCTTCCAGGTCGGAGGCGGTGCCTTCTTGCTCGAACGTGGCGCGGAGTCCCAGCTCTTTCAAAGCGGCGATTTGGGCGTGTACGTTTGTACTATCCCCGTATTTGCGGCGGATTAGGTTGTAGGCGTCGTCGTTGCCGATTTTTTTCCAGTACCGGGCAACCATTGCACAGCTGGAGCTGAAGCACTCGCGGTAACCTGTGCCGCTTTTGTTGTCGAGCTGGTATTCGTAGGGGACTTTGAGGATAGATTCGTTGGTTTTTATGGTTTTTTCTGTTTGGGTGTTAATTACCTTTATCAGCTTGTTTCCGTAATCGGGATCGGTAGCGTAGCCTTCTTTTTGTAGCCAGTGGGCGGCGTCTTCGATGCTGGTGGCGTTGTTGCAGCCTTTGTAGGTTTTGTAATCTTTATACCAGCGATCAACTAAATAGCAGACGGCGGTTTGGATGTCTGGGAATTGCAGGAATGAGTCGCGGATTGTGATCCACTGGCCGTTTATAAATTCTTGCGTGGTGCTGGTGGTGCCATCGCCTTTTAGGCCAAAAAAGTTGTTGCGGCCTGTTACAAGTTTGCCCCAGCTAGATTCGAGGGCCCATTGGGCGGCAACCAGTTCTGGGTATTTGGCGCCGGCAATCCGGCCGGCCATCACAATGCCGTCCCAGTTGTTTTCGATTGGTGGTTGCTTGCCGGACTGGCTCCAGGTTTTGAACCACGGTTGGGTGCGGTTGAGTAGCTTGGGGTCGGCTTTGTTGATCGCTTCCTCCAGCTCGGCTAAAGCCGCCATTTGGTGGGGAAGCGATCGGTAGAACCGAGCTAGGTCGAGTAGACGAATGGTGCTGGTCATTCGCGTTTCCAGGGCGCGTGGATCGAGATGGGTCCGCCGAGCTTCTGGGAGTCGCCAGTCTGCAGCTCGGTATCTATGGGGTGTTCAACGACGGTGGGCAATGGGATAGCCGGAGGCTGACTAGCGTGCCAGGCAGCCTCGGCGTGGTCGAGTTTGGCGGATAGTTCCGCGTCGAATTGCCGTTTGCGAATAGCGAATGGAGTCAGCGCTTTTTTGCTTTCAGCAGGTTCAGCACCTGGAACAGGAGTTGTACGATGCTGTTGCTCTTCAGCGGTGACAGCGCGATCAGTTCGCTGACGGCAGCCACGACGATCCAGAAGGCGGGGTGGTTAAGGAAGTCCATGGAGATAGGACGTTTTGTGTAAGTCTAGCGCTAGGTATGCTAGGTAGCCCGTCTGTGCTGTTTTCCTCGCTACCGTTTAGCTAGTCGAAGCCCCAAGTGGACTACATCGACGAGCACCACGGCTTTGTGAGTAAACGCGAGGCCAAGGCACGGTTTCGTGAACAAATCCTTAAGGGCTGGGATTACAGATGTGCGTATTGCAGAGAACATCTGGGCAAGAATGGAACACTTGATCACGTGCGTCCCAAGTCAAAAGGTGGTGAGACAAACTTAAGTAATTTGGTTGCGTGTTGTTTTTCTTGTAATACAAAAAAGTCCAGTAATGAGTGGAAAGAATGGTTTAGAGCGCAAGACTTTTGGGAGCCGCATCTAGAAGATGCGGTTAGCTGGTGGATCAGCTAGGTAGGTGGCTTTCTGGTAGCCAGCCCCAGTTTTGGGCGTACATGTAGGCTACATATTCGTCTTCGCAGTAACGGCACATGCTGTTACGGCAGACGCGGTAATAGGTGTTGCCCCAGTCGTTTTCGAGGCGGTCGATCGTAAATCCTTGTCCGATGTCACGGGAATCGACGACGCCGCTCACGAGTCTTCAGCAACGGGGACGCGCTTCAAGCATAGTTACTCGCTGCTCCACGCCATTAAGACGTGAAAAAGTTTCCTTGCGGTCTTCCTTGATGTCCGTATGCAGCACCTCTAGCTGTGTGGCAATGTGTTCCACTGCAGCGGTCAGTCTGATTACAGCTTCGCGTGCTTCATCGTTGCGACGGCTAAAGCCCATCGCGCCCATCGCGGCAACGGAGATCGACGCTCCAGCAATAGCAGCGATGACCTCGATCATGTAATCAGTTTAGCGACCCTGGCCGCGCAAAGGTTTCTTACCTCTGCGTCGGGGACGGCTACGTTGCCCATACCCTTGACGGGTAGTTTTTGGCGGACCGGGCTGGTGCTCGATCCGCGCTGTACCGGCCTTTGCCTTTACTGCCACGGCGTTCCGCTGGCCTTGCTGGGATGGTGCTGCTCGTCAAGCTGCGCCTGCAAAGCAGCCAAGATCTCGGTGACCTTCTCAGCACCAAAGGCATCCTGGACCCAGCCGATGACCAGTTCTTCGGTCAGGTCAGCAAATGGGATCAGCTTGTCCGGGCGCTCAAAGCCCAGTGACCCGTAGGCGCCGCTGCTGTAGGTGCCGTCTTCGGCGGTTTCGCGTTCCAGGTTGGCGATGTGCCAGGTGTATTGGGTGTCGGCCATGAGTTGATGCGTGATGGTGGGAGTTTAGGACGGGTGTCTAGTGAAGGTGACTACGAGGGCTGACGCCGCCTACGCAGCAGATAGGTATTAAGAAGAGAAACCGCAGTGCAAGAAGAAAAAATGATGAGGTAGATCACAGGCATCGTATTGGGAATGACTAGGGAAACTGGCGGCGATAGTCGTCAAGCCATTCCTTGACCCTGGCTGGTGGTCTTAGGCGGCCCAGCCAGGTGCTGGACAGCAGCGGTGCCGGTTTTGCTGCGGACGGCCATCAGTTAGCGGAAGATGGCGACAGAAACATTTGTGCAATCCGTACCTATGTAAGACGTACCACTGGCATAGCCACCAATGCCAATCCGCACCGCGCTGGTTGTTTTTGTAGTCGGAGCCGAACCAGATGATCCAACAATTTTGAAAATCACAGCGTTGTCAGGAACGCCAGCCTGGCCACTGCCCAATACGGAATAGCTGTCGTCTGCCAACGCCGACGTGAAGTTCACCGTATAGTCTCCAGCTCCGTTATCCGTAATGCTGCTCACGTTGTAACCGGCGCGGATCGCCACGGTGCCGGTGCCATTGAAGTTCACCCAGGCGCGGCAAGTCTGCGTCAGGCATGTGCCGCCGATGCTGCCATCGGTGTTCAGGACGATGTTGTTGCTGCCCGCGCTGGCGTTCTTGAGGTTGGTGGCTGCAATGGTGCTCATGATCAGCCCTCCAGAAGCAGGTTGATGGTGCCTTCGTCAAAGGTGTCGGTGCCGTTGACGGTGGTGATGCGGAGACGGTCTAGGCTGTTGGACAAAACCACTCCACCTCCTACTCTTGCCGATGCACCGCCTGGGTTGGATGTATCGGTAAGCAAGCCGCTATAAACAAACGTGTTGCCTGTAATACTGTTTATTGGAATTGCACCGTAGTAAATACCTGATGCCAAAGAGTTGTCGTTAAGCAGAAATCCGATCGACGATGCAGTTGTGTTTGTTGTAACACCGTAGGCACGCGAAGCGTAGCCGGATGCTGTAAATCCAGACGAAGTTCCTAGTTGAACCAAGAATGGACTGACCCCATTCGTGCCCACCTTGTCAAACATCACCGTCACCCGCTTCACCCAACTCGGAATCCCGGTAAAGTCCACGCTGGTGCCGCTGGTGGATGCCTTGGCGGTCTCCAGCACCATGCGGCCACCAACCCAGCTCAGGTTGCCCGCACCATCGGTGCCGAGGATCTGGCCGTTGCTGCCGTTGCCGCTGGGCAGCACCAGCGTGTTGTTCCCCGCCGATGCTGGTGCGGTCAGCTCGGTGTAGCCCGATGTGGAGCCAGTGAGACGAACCTTGCTCATGGGGTCACCTCCAGGGCAGCCTTGATCTCCTCAGGTGCAGCAGCTGCATCAATCGAGGCCTGCACCTCAGCGTACTTGTCGCGGATGGCCTGGCGAGCAGCCTCGGCCTCGGCAGCATCTTTGCCGGGGATCTGCTTGGCGATTACCTCATCATGTGGCGCAAACTCAGCAGCACGAGCAGCGCGGCGATGGTCGTGGCCAATCTCTTTGCAGCGCTCCAGGTCGTGCTCAATGCAGCAATCGCCCATCGTCCAGGCGCCACGGAAAAAACGGTCGCTGGGGATCTCGTCGGTGGTAACAATCTCGTAGGGCACGCCGGTAGGCACGTCCTTAAGGGCCAGCTCGACGCTCTCAGTCGGAATGATGACGGCGACGCCGCCTTCGGGGGTGGGGTAGATAATTCTGTTCATGGGGTGTCCTCAACGAAAAAAGGCAAGGTCAATCTGGTTGTAATCAACAAAAGTAATGTTGCCAGTACTGTTACCGTAACCCACATAAACCCTAGCGGATGACGACGTTTTGGTGAAAGGATGCGCTCCGGCGTCGTCATCCGCCGAGTTAGAACTCGTATCTCCGACGCTATGCGTCATGCAGTAGTTCGCATCCGCCAAAGCCGTCGTAAAGTTAACCGTATAGTCCCCCACTCCGTTATCCGTAATGCTGCTCACATTGCCACTGGCACGGATCGCAACCGTTCCCGTCCCGTTGAAGTTTACCCACGCCCTTGCCGCATAGATCGGAGCGGCGCCAGTCTGTGCGCCATCAAGGTCAGGCGCGGTGACGCACCCATCAGGCAACCCTCCGGCACTTAGCCCTGCGATGCTTCCTGTTCCGTTGATGGTGATGGGCATGATCAGACAATCACCCAGCTGGCGCCGGACGGCACCGTGACCGTGATTCCACTGTTGATCGTGATCGGGCCAGCGCTCACGGCGTTCTTGCCTGTGGTCAAAGTGTAGTTGGTTGTGACGGTCTGGCCGTTCTCGATGAACACATCATCAGAACCGCCGCCGGTAGCGCCGCCGCCGATCTTGCCCCAGGTCGTGCCGTTGTAGCCCTCGAACTGCGTCAGCGAGCTGTTGAACCGCACCTGACCGGTGGCGGCGGTGGGCCGCTGGGCAGTGGTGCCAAACGGCACTTGGAACGCACCAGTGGAAGTGCTGGTCGGGCTGCCGGAGTAGCTGAACGACACCAGCGACAGCGTGCCGGCCGAGAAATTGCCGGATGCGTCCCTGGCGACGATGGTGCTGGCCGTGTTGGCGTTGGTGGCGTTGCTGGTGACCGTCGGGTTGCCCGCAACGCCATCGGCGTTGGTGATCGACAGGCCAGTGCCGGAGACCGCGATTGAGCGTGCCGCGACCGTGCTGGCGCCCGTGCGTGTGATCAGGCCGTTGGTAGCTAACGCGCCAACCGCTGCCAGCTGCGCGTTGCTGACAAGCTGCCAGGTAATCGCTGTGGTGCCGAGTGTGCCACCTTGAGCGGTCTCTGACATCCACAGAGTGTCGTCGTTGACGGTTCCCTGCTCGATCGTCGTGAACGCGCCAATCAGGTCAGTCCAAGTGTCGGCGTCAGAAGCGCGGGTCAGCACCCATGCCACAGAAGCAGTGCCCACCGTGGTGACGGTGTAGATGCCGTTTTGGTTGGTGGTGGCTTGGTCTTTGACCAGCACGCGATTGCCCACTGATAGCGCGATGCCATCAATGCTTAAGGCGGCCAAGGTGCCAGCGTTGGTGAGCGTGCTGCTGGTGGCCGTGACCGTCAACGCTGCGGTGGTTGCCACCCGGCAGCTCTGCTTCGGCGTCAGGCTTTCGACCCACCGACGCGGCACCGCGTGCAGGTCGGCTGTTGGATCACCTGCGAGCGTGATCGCGCCGGTCATCGTGCCGCCAGTCTTCAGCAGCGCGTCGTTGGCGATCTCAGCGTTGACGAACGCCGTGGTGGCGATCTGTGTGGTGTTGGTGTTGACGGCCGCCGTGGGCGCTGCGGGCGTGCCGGTCAGCGTCGGGCTGGCCAGTGGTGCGTAGTTCTGCGCCCGCACATAGGCCGTTGTGGCGATATTTGTGCTGTTGTCGGCTGTGGCCGGGGTAGTTGCCGTCGCAGCTGCCAGCGTGGTTGCGCCAGTGACGCCCAGGGTGCCGCCAACCGATGCGTTGCCGGTGGTGCTGAGGCCGGTCAGCGCATAGACAGTGGTTAGCTCGCCCCATGCAGAGCCGGACCACTTCTGCCAGCGGTTGGCTGAGCTGCTCCAGCGGATCGTGTTGGTGGGCAGGTTGCTGACGGTCGCGCCGTCAAACTGAAGAGCGAGATCCACGTCTCGATCTTTCAGAATGTTGAGCACATCGGTGTATGTGCTCGTCAGTACCGGGTTGGACCAGTTAGCCATCAGACTCCCCTTGCGCTCCAGCTGAAGCCGCCGCTTACCCGTGTGCCTGATGTGTTGAAGAGCAGCACCTTGAAGCTCGTCGGGTTTGGCGCGTCAACGAAATCATAAACGGCTATCACACCAGTGGTAGATAGTGGCGTGACCGTGATGCTCTGCACGTCCACGAAGGCCACGTTGAAGTTGACGGTGGTGCCGCCGCTATCGCCGCTATTCGCGGTGCCGCTGCCGGCGTCGCTGCGGATTTTGGAGTCCAGGCGCACGTTAAGCGCCGTCAGCAGCAGCAGGTCATTGTTGCCAGCGCTGCTGAAGTCATACCGGATGCGGAAGTAACGGAAATTTGTGGCGAAGACCTCGGTGGAGCTTGCGTAGCTAGTCCACTTGACCCAGCTGACGTTACCGCTGGTGGTCGTGCTGACCGCGCTGGTCACTGTGAAGCTGTTGGTTGCGGCTGTGACCACCACATAGGTGCCATCGGTGGCCGTGCCGGTGGTGAAGTCGAGATAGACGTAATCACCCGCCAGCAGACCGTGTGTTGCTGAGGTGACAGTGATCGTGGTTGTGGTTTGGGAGTAAGTGGCTGCCGTGCTTGTTGTGCCACGCACGCGGATTGTCGGCGTGATCGTGGTTGAACCGGCGACTGTTGTGCTGGTCAACACTGTGCTGACCTTGGTCCCAGCCAGCAGCGTGCCGTAATCAAACTCCTCCTCATAGGCTGCCGTCGTTGTGGACGGCATCAGGTAGTAGGTGAAGCCTGCGTTGATTTGGTCCTGTGGGGTCGTGTAGCCCCGGCTGGTGAAGTGACTTTGCCAGGTTTCGGTCGTGTTGACGTTGACAATCTGGCCCAGCAGCGCGTCGGTGTAGATGTTGGTTTCATCGCCGGCCCAAATGCTGTTCTGGTTGAACTGGAGCACATAGTCAGGCGGTTGGTTGACAATGGCCGCCACGCTGCCTGGTGTGCCGTAGTTGTTGGCCGAGTCGATGCCCGCCAGCCAATAGGTGTAGGTGCCAGCAGCAGTTTCAAAGACCGTGGTGAAGCCGCCCTGCTTCGTGCCGATCACGGTGCCGCCAGCCCAGGTTGCGCCGCGGCGCAGCTCGTAGCTGGTGATCGGCAGCGTCTGGGTCACGTCGTTCCAGCGCAGCAGCACGTTGTTGTCGATCACCTGCTGCGTGATGGTCGGGGCCGTGGGCTCGGTGACAGTTACGTCAAGGTCGTCTGGCGTGCCCTCGGTGCCGTTCACGTCAACCGCTGCAATCCAGAACTTCTGCGTGCCGCCCCAGTCCGCTTTGAGGGTGTAGGCCGTGGAGTAGATCGTGGCAACCGTGGTGGCTGCCGCCCAGGTGGCGCCACGCTTCAGTAGGTAATAGTCGGTGTCGAGGGTGCCCTTCACCGCTGGCCATGTGAAGACTGAGTTTTGACCCGAGAAACTGGATGCCAGCACTGTGTTGCCAGCAGCTGAAACGGTGATCACCGCTGAGGCTTGTGTGCCGTAGCTGCCGTTGATGTCACGCGCCACCACCCAGAAGGTCTGAGCGCCAGTCCAGCTGGCCCGCAGCGTGTAGCTGGTGCCTGTGATGTTGGCCAGCACAGTCGCGGTCGCAAAGGTCGCGCCTTGGCGGATCTCGTAGCCGGAGGTGGGCAGCGTGCCCGCAACAGCAGTCCAGCTCAGCGTGGCGCTGTTGCCGCCGACTGTGGTGGTGATTGTCGGAGCAGGGGCGCCGCTGATCACCACGACCTCGCTGTCGGGCGGATCGGCAAAGCGGCCGACCAGATCGACAGGCGCCACCCAGAAGGTGCGCGAGCCAATCCAGGTCACCGGCACTTTGAAGCTGGTGCTTTGCGTCTTGGCCAGCTCGGTCGAGGTGGCGTAGCTGTTGCCGTAGGTGACGCGGTAGTAGGCGATCTCGTAGGTGGTGATCGCCGGCACGGTCCAGTTCAGCACCAAGTCGGTGCCCTCGATGGCGCTGCTGATCGTGGTGGCGTTGGCGCCCGACACCGTGACCGCGATGCTGGCCGCGTTGGTGCTGTAAACGCCGGAGGTGTCAATAGCCTTCACCAGATAGGTGTAAGTGCCGTCGTCCAGCGAGCCGAGCTTGTAGGTCGTCGCTTTGACCTGCGTCACCAGGGTGGCGCTACTCCAGTTTGTGCCACGCCTGATCTCGTATTGATCCAGGTCGATGTCGGGGATTGCGTCCCATTCGAGCAGAACGCCCAGATCTTTGTCTGTCGTGAAGTTCAGGTTGACAACATCGCTGGGCGGTGCAGTCTTGCCAAGCGCAGTGATACTGCCGGTGAGTTTGGTGGTCGAGAGTTTCAGCGCTGCGCTGATTGAGTACACCTCAAACTCAAACGTGCCCGGCGTGATGTCCAGCACCTCGTAATCGGGGCCGTCCGTCGTGGTGGTGCTCCAGTTGCCCGAATCCTTGCGCCAGCGCACTTGGTACTGGTTGACGCCGACAACCGGACGCCACTCCGCCAACACCTTGGCGCGGACCTGCCCCTGGTACTCATAAAGCGCTTCGCTCAGCACCAAGTTGGTCGGAGCTGCCGGCAGCTCGTTGAGATTCGTAACATCGCGCTGCTGCAGCTCTGCGCCGCGCTCGATGTAGGCGTACTTGCTGGCGTTGTAAGCCAGTGCCGTGATGGCGTATTGCGCCTGATCCTGCTCCTGCACGGTCAGCACCCGCCAGGTTGAAGTCTCGATCTCGGACGACTCGTAGATCCAGATGCTGTTTACGTTGGCTGCCGCGCTAAACGCCGGGTCCACGCTCAATACAGTGCCGGTTCTACTCGTCATCACGCGCTTCTCGACTGATCCATTCGCCAAGATGACCGACACCGTGCCGCCGGCGGTAGGAAGTCCGGTGGCATCGTCCACCGTGATCGTGGTTGTCGTGGCCGCCGATATTCGCCCACCGCGCCGGGTGCCCGCACGCATCGGGTCGGCTACTGCGATGACTTGCCCAGGGCGCACCAGCACACCGGCATCGACGCTGACGGTAAAGGTGATTACTTCGGACTCGTACTGCTCGCTGTACAGCAGCCACTCGCCAATACGCGAGGCTTGGCCACGGCTGGTGCAAGCAAACGCGCTGATTTCGGTCCTGTTGACGCCGTATTTGGCAATCGCGGCCTGGTCCTCGACCACCTCGTAGGCCATGTCGCGCAGGCCGAGGTCCATGTAGCTGACCACCGCCACATTGGGGCGGGTCTTGAGGCTGCCGCCGCTGTAACTGAAGCCTTCCTCGCTGACGTTGGCCAGCGTAAATAGGTAGGCCGGATCTGATGGCTTGTCTTGGCTGACCGTCAGGCTGCCAGTGCTCCAGTAAGGCATGGCCCGGAACACCGAGCACATGTCGTTGATCAGCTTGAACGCCTCTTCTGCGGTCTGGATGTTGACGTTGCAGCTGAAGCGCGGCTCGGTGCCGCCAAAGCCATCGGGCACCAGTTCGCTGGCGTATTGGCTGGCGGCGTAGAACGCCCACTTGTCGAGCTGGGCGGTTTGGATGTGATCACCAAAGCCGTAGCGGGTCGAGGTGAGCAGGTCCCATAGGATCCATGCCGGATCAGAGCACCATTGCGCTGCGCCGAACGTGCCTGACCAGACGCCTGCATAGATCAGCCGGCCAGTGGCGCTGTCCACCGTGGCGTTGCTGGGGATGCGAACCTTGATGCCGCGCACCAAGTAGCTGCGCTGTGGGATGCTGTTGAACTGCTCGGCGTCGACGCGCAGGCCAACTAATGCCGAGTTGGGGTATCTGAGTTTTGCGTAGACGATCTCTGTGTAGCTGCTCCAGCTGAAAGCGTCGATCAGCTTGGCGCTGCCGCTGTCGGCCGTGACCCGCGTCACGCGAATGTCCACCGGAAACGCGCCAGTCAGATTGACGAGGTAATCGCGTTGATACTGATCGCCGGTGCGGCCTTCGATCGTGTCATTGATGACCGTCGTGTAGCCGCCGCCGTTGTACTGCACGGCAATCTGTAACTGGATGCTGGCGCCAACAACGTCGCCCTCATCGGTGAAGCGCTGCAGCTGTGGCACCGTGATGGTGATGCGTGCAGCGTTGACGTTGGTGTCGGTGATCGAGCGCACGACAGGCGTGGCCTGTTGCACCGTCACACCGACTGGAGTTTCGTCCTCAACCTCGGCTGCAATCGGGATGTAGGACTGAGCCTGCGTGCCGTTGCGGGTGTAGACAGTGACGTTCTGGAAGTTGTAGCTGTTGTCTGCGTTCTGCAGCGGCGTGTTGCTGATAAAGATCGATTTATGGCCATCTTTGAGGCCCTCGATCTCGCCCTCGCTGATCAGGTCGATCAGGTTGGCGTACTGACTGGAGTTCAGGCTGTCGGCTGCCTCAGATGGCGTGCGGCCGCTGCCACCCCCGCCGTCCTTGCCACCGCCGCCGCCGCCGCCTGCGCCTCGGATCAGTTCAGTCATGCCACTACCTGCACGGTGTCGATGCCGGCCGAGATCACGACCGAGCCGACCAGCGTCTCGCCGTAGACGATCGGCACCGGCACGCCCTGACGGCTGGTCTGCTGGATGCCGCTGAAGCTGTATGACTTGCGGGGATCGTTTTGCTTGTCGCTGCCTTGCGGCACCTGCGGCACCGGCGTCAGCAGCTGCGCCACGCCGCCGAGAATCAGGCTGACACCAATGCCGACGCCGATCGAGACAGCGGTCGGCCCCAGGGTGAGCAGACCGCCGGCCAACGCCGCGCCAGGCGCAAACAACAGCGACAGAGCGACCAGCGCCACACCCGCAATGATGCGCCCAACGGTGCCAGCACCTGCCAGCATTGGCACAATGCGGATCTCGCCGCCGGCAGGATCGTGCAGCTCGTCCTCGCCCAGGGCATAGCCGCCCACACTGACCCGGTAGTGCTGGTCAGCCATGTGCTTCTCCAACTGCGGGAAGTTGGTCACCAAGAACCGCACGGCTTCTGCGGCCGTGGCCACGTCGGCCTCGAACTTGCGCCGCTTCAGGAACTTCGCCAGGCGGCCGTAAATGCGGATCGTGCGCAGCATCAGCCCAGCCTGAGCCTCCCTGCATCGTAATGCCGGAGCCGCCGCCCGGTGCATTTCATCAGCCAGCCGCCGTAGAGGTCGCGGCTGCTCAGTCGGCCCTGCAGGTGATGCAGCAGCAGCTGGTCGCCCAGGTAGACGCCGACGTGGTTCAAGCCGGTGCTGTTGATCGACATCAGCAGCGCGTCGCCGGGCTGCAGATCTGCCTCCTCAGGCAGCTCGGTGAATCCCGTCTCGGCCCAGCAGCGGTCGAAGTAGGGCTCAGCCTGAAACGCCTCAGGCGCAAGGCAGCGGTCCCAATCGCGCAGTTCGATTCCCTGCTCGGCGTACCAGTCGCGCACCAGTGTCCAGCAGTCATGCACGCCCCACACCCATTCGCGGCCGATCAGCGGCGCCTGGTAGCCGCACGGCTCGCAGCTGCCCCATGCTCCTGTCTTGGGGTTGACGATGTGCCAGGGCAGCCCTGACGCCTCACAGGCTGCGCGATCGGCAGGTGACGGATGTGGCGGTGTGACCGGGTGACTGTGGACAACGGCCAGGATCTCGCCTTCGTCCTCCGCAGCCGCCCAGTCGTTGGGATCCAGCAGAAAAAACTGATCAGGACTGGCGGCCAGGTTGCGGCATGGCCAGTAGCGTTCGCGGCCCTTGACGACAACCAGCAAACCGCAGGCCTCGCGTGGGTCCTCGGCTTTGGCGTGCTCCAGTGCTGCGTCGCGCCAGGTCATGCGAAGTATGTCCCGATGCCAGGGAACGATCCGAACGGCAGTTCAGCGGTAGCGCCAAACCGCGCCTGACAGCTGCTCAGCCGCTTGCCGCAAACATCCAGTGCCAGTGTGGCGACGCTGTTGTCGTTGGCGTCAAAGTAGTTGCTGCCGCTGTAGCTGCACTCCGCCGATCGGTAGACCCACTGACAGATGTTGGCGATGCACTGGCGCTTTGGCGCTCGAACGCCAGC